GTATCTATAGTAAATAGATGACCCAGATGACCCAGAACGCATCTAAGTCCTTGATTTGCCACGCCTTTTCTCTGGGTCATCACGCCAAAAAACATGACCCATCCATGACCCAGCCATGACCCAGAACTAGGGAAAACCCCTAGAAAAAAGCTGTTGACTCTGCCAAAGAATCCCTTACAGTCACTACATCAACAACGCAACGGAGCACACACCATGCGACTCTACCGATTCAATTATTTTGCAGATCGCACCAATCATGTTGGTGATCAGTGGGCCACATCGTCCTTTGATGTGGAGCGTTTCATCCTTGCCAATTGCCCTCAGGCCACTGGCATTGATATTTGGGCCATTTGAACTTTAGGGGAACACCATGAGCGCCACATCCGAACGCATCCGCACCTACGAGGTCACCATCGGCGACCACCTCTTGCCCTACATCGTCAACGGCGACGCATCCGGGCTGACGGATGCCGAGATCCGCGAGTTCGACAACTTCGCCGAATCCGTGGCGACTGAGGGTGTTCCCGATGGCTACACATTCGGTCACTTCAGTCCTCAAGAGTCCGTCGGATTCGCCACCTGCGAAGTCAGCGGCGGCGATGGTGAGTGCCACCTCGTCGAGATCGTCTTTTTCCACAACCACGCATAAGGATCAAATTATGACCAATGACCAGATGAAAGAACTCGCAGATGACGCGCTTACCGCCGCTGTTCTGCTGATCCAAGACCGACTCGGGGTCACTACCGGCGACTGTGCTGGCATTGTCTTTAGCGACGATGTTGTGCGGGATCTTCTCGCCGACTACATCCGCATTCAGATTCAATCTCAGGAGTTCAAAGCATGACCCGCGTCATTCTCTCCCGCGCAGATGGCTCCTACGCTGAGTCCCGACTCTGCGCCAGTCGCTTCGATGCAATTGTCTACGGCGAATATTGGGCCAAACTCGCCGGCTGGACATATGTGCTAGTCAGCCAGGATTGATAGGGTAAACACCTATTCTCTTTGTCAAATAATCTTTTACAGTCACTACATCAACAACCAAGGAGCAAACAGCATGAGCGACAAAACCCACGACCAAATCCTTGCAGGGATCTGCTATATCGTGATTCTTATGCCTCTGGTCATTTACATCACCTATTAACCGGAGCAGATATGCCGACATACGTTGACCCCTCTGTGAACTATGAACAGACCGCCCAAGCTTGGGCACACCATTTAGATAAACCCTTTGATACTCACGGCCCCGCGTTCGAGCTGTCCATGCAGCTACTCGAGGCAATCTTTATCCATGTATACCCAGAGACAATCGAATATATCGAAGTTGATCCGACTGCATTCGCTGCTCGCGTAGCTAGTTATCGGTATGCGTTGCATTCAAGAGAGTAATCGTGCGCTACACCCCTTACAAGATTCCGCCGCGTAAATCTGTTAGCGAAGAACTATTGCAAGTGCTCGCGCTTACTATGTTCTCGCTTCTCGGCGCGGTTTGTCTCGGCCTCGTCGGTCACTTCATCATTAAGGCACTTTAACCATGTCGAACGCACAAAACATCATCACCCTCTGGCACTCCGGCGCTAAAGAGGAGGCCGAGCGACTCGTCGATCGGCAATCCTGCTCGTTCACTCAAGACTGGGACGGAGAGGCGACGATCCACGAATTTTTCGATGGGTCGCTGATCTATGTCTGCGGCCCCGAATTGCGACTCGGCACCATCGCTGACAAGTACATCAACGGTCACCTGCACGCTACGCCGGAGGACTTTTTCTACGGCGAACGCGAGCGCTTCGAACTCGTTAGCGACGGTATCTACGAGTTCCACGACGGCAGCCGCGTCGCAATCGACGCCGACGGCTACATCAAGGCGGCATGATGCGACCCGACCATAAACCTGGCGGCCTGGCCGAAATCCTGGCTGCCCTCCTCTGCGCCGCCCTCATCGGCGCGCCCTTTGCCTACTTCTTCTGGAGCATGAAACCATGAGCGACAACACCTACAACGGCTGGACGAATCGGGCCACTTGGCTGGTCAATGTTTGGTTTAACCCTGAGAGCATCGCCGACGTTGATGCCGCTAAGGAGGCCATCGAAGAGGCCGCCGACGCCATGCCCGACTTTATGCGCGACTTTCTCTGCACCGACGAGATCAATTGGGACGAGCTGTCCGAGCACTTTGAAGAGGAGACCGAAGAATGATTTACGTCAGCGACAAAGAGATCAAGTCCTACATGGCCAAGCGTAAGCGCGAGCTGTCCACGGTCAAACGCAGTTTCCCCAAGTTCAAGAAGGGCACGACTGTGGGCAGTTACATCGCCCAATACGCGGCCTTGAACGGATCCGGCACGCACGTGCTCGACTACGGACTAGGCACCTACGGAACCGACGCCTATAACCATGCCGCGTCCGTCTTGGTCGGGCCAGAAGTGATCGAGGAGGCGCTGGGGTGATCGAATACACCTACGTCACCCGCGATGGGCTGGAGATCGAGTGCGAACTCGATTACGAGGAGGCGGACCCGGAGGTAGGGTTCCCTGCCGCCGCGTATCTGTACCGCGCCTACGTCGGGGGGCACAACATCGCCGAAGTCCTATGCGAGGCCACCATCGCACGCATTGAAGAGGAGGCGGTATGCTCTATGCGGGAATCGCGCTCCTGATTCGAATCATTCTCGGACGCAAATAAGAACGGGCCGTGAGGCCCGTTTTTCTTTTCAAAGTTTATAGCTATTTCACCCTGACCATCAGCGGCTGGGGCGTCTCCTCGACCAGTCGCCGCGCCTCCGACTTGCTGACCTTGAGGTCGGGATGCACCCAAATATTCTTCTTGGTCGCGTAATCGGTACTGGCGACGCGGCCAAAGTCGATCCAGCCTGCCTCCTTGAGTGCGTGCAGGAGCGCGGCCTGCGGGACTTTGACGCCAGCAGGCACAGCCTGCGCGACTCGATCACACAAGCTGTGGAAGGGGGATCCGACCACGCCACGGGCGAACTCGCCGCCACGCGAGCGCATCATCTCGACGAGGTAGGACTCGGCCATCGACATCCCGTGTTCGACTAGGTTGGCTTTAAATTCCGTCCAGGCAGGCGTGGCCGACGGGTTAAACGCGCTCACACCCCGCGCAGCAAGCCAGGCCGCAATCGCTCCATACCCGCCCGACTTGTACCAACCCCACATTCGGTGCGCGGCCTCGGGTGCCATGCGCGGCGCAGTTGACCAGATGCAGAACCAGCGCCGGTCCTGCGAGTCCAAGCTGATCGGTACAGCGTCATTACTGAAGGCGAGGACAAACATCCGGTTGAGCATCTGGTACGGGTGCAGTCCCTTGCGGTTGATCGTCAGCATCTCCGGCGGCGCGGCGATGATGGGTTTAAGTTTGTTCGCCAAGGCGCGGCGATCCTTGGCCTCGGGTTCTTTCAACTCGTTAAGAATAAGAATCTCGGACTCAAGTTGATAGCCCCATTGACTGCCGAGCGTGTCGTTATCGAGCAGACCGCGATTCTTGAGATGCGGCCCGCAGACCGCCCAGATGAACGGTGCCCATAGCGTGTCCTTACCGCACCCTTGATCGCCAGCATGAAGAATGGCGTGGTTGATCTTGACCTCGGGATGCTGGAGTTTGAAGGCCATGACGTCCCAAACGTGCTCTCGCTCGCTGGCCTCGGGGATGAGCGCCTCGCAATGACGCAGCCACGGGGTTATGTCCCCCGCCGCACTCGCACCAGGGCGCGCGTCACGCCAGCGGTTGCCGTAGAGGTCACCGTCGCGCAGCATCAACACCTCTTCACCTGCGGCGTAGGTCACGCCGACGAGGACGCGAGCGCCCATCTCCTGCCGGTTCTCGTCAAAGCAGACGGACGCTTCGATTTTGGGGTGTTTGCCATGCTTAGACCGGCACTCGATATGCCGGAACAGCGCGTTAAAAGTCGAGCGCGACAGTTCGCGGCGGTCTTGCAGGTCGAAGTAATTATCGCTGTCTTGGATGTAGCAAAAGCGCTCGTACCAATCGGCACGGGCCAGGCGACCCAGCTCCTTGCGCTCGGCCTCGGCGACAACGCGCGCGGCCTCGTCGGGGAACTCAGGTGTGGGCGTAAGTTTTGCCATTGCATCGTGCATCGCCGAAACCAGTAGCTCATCACGTAAGCCCGGCGCGTGCCGGGGGCCGCCTTGCTCTGCGACCCAGTTTAGGAACAGACCCGAATCGAACTCGGTGCAATGCGAGTGCAGGCAGCAGTACGCGCGCATGGCGGGGTTGTAGCGCCCTTCCGGGTTCCCGTCGGTATGTGCGGCTGAGTTAGGGCAGACGACGCCAGCCCAGCCCTCGGGGTTGGGTTTGCGTAGCAGCACGCCCTGATCGGACAGCCACGCCAGCACGTCGTCGTTCCCGTCGTCGCCGAGTTTGATCGGGCGGAATGCTTCGCTGGCCTCACCAGGCACGACATTCAAGGCGGCGCAAATCTCCGGGAGGGTGTACTCGCGCTCGGGGTGAAACTCGACCAAGCGAGAGACGAAGTTATCGCGGCCCGGTTTGATGTTGACGCTACCCGGCAGGCGGAAATTCCGCACCGGGTTCACGGCCCCTGCGTCGGTGTACCCGGCAGCGGCGATGGCGATGATCGCCGCGCTGAAATCGCCCTTCGTGGGTTGATCGCTAAAGGTGTACCACCATTGATAGTTGCCCGGACTCGTCTCCATGATCCAGGTCGGGGGCAGAGGCGGGGTCTTGCTCTTCGTTCCAATGTCGTCCAGCGCCATGCCCAGCACGTACTCGCAGTTCGCGGCGCTGGCGCTTGGTCGGTCACCCATTCGATCCAAAATGAAGCTGGCGGTGTTGCCGTACCACGATTCGCCCTCACGCTGACGGGCGGTCGGCCAGAACGCAGGCCAGGTGCATTTGGGTGTGCCATCGGCGTGAGTGCCGCCCTGTGGTTTTTGCTTGACAATTAAAAAAGTCTCGCCTTCAGGAGCGAGACTTACCATATAATCCATGAAGTTAGTTGCCATGAGTTGATCCTTTACGCCCGCCTGCCAGCGGGCGTTTTTATTTCCCGTAGCGGGACATGATTTTGACCTCGGCGGTCAGAGGAAGGTCGCTTGCCCATGCGGGCGAGGTGGACATGATAGCGCCGAGAGCGCTCTTGACATCCTCGGGTTTATCCGTCTCGATCACGATTTCGTCGTGGACATGAAGCACCACGTTGTCAAGTTGGCGTAAGGCACAGCGCAGGATGTCGTTAGCGGTCGCCTGCGTGATGTTCTCGCAAGCCAGACCCTTCCAAAGACGCGCGCGGGGCCACTCTTTGGCGTCTGCGGCTGGTTTCCACGATGCTTTGGCGTAAGTCACGCCGTCGCTTTCCAGCCGAGCGTAGGGGTAGCATAGCACGCGACCGGACGGCAGCATATACCAGAGGTGCAATCCGTCGAAGCAGTAGGTCACACGCCCCGCGCTGAACTCGTAGCCCTTGTTTCGCATCGCTCGGGTGTACGCCTCTTCGAGCGACTGCCAGAACGGCACAGACCACGGGTTCGCCCTGCGCCACGCCTCGACGATCCGCTTGGCCTGCGCCTCCTCGATATGCACGCCGTAGGCGCGGCCCATCGCGGCGAACGCGCCGATACCGCCAGCGAAGCCGAGCGCAAGCTCCTGCACCTTGCCGACCTGGCGCTGCTCGTCGGTGACGGCCTCGTAGGCCACGCCGTAGGTCGCAGCGGCGTTGACCTTGTAGGGGTCTAGCTTGTTGCGGAAGATGTCCAGCTTGGCATCGCCGGCCTTGCTCGCAGCCAGCCACGGGTTCACGCGGCCTTCGATAGCCGACCAATCGGCCACGACGAACTTCTTGCCTGGCGCTGGCGTTAGTGCGGGCCGGAGCATTCCCCGAAGAACATCGGTGGTTCGTCGTCCGTACTTTGGCACGATACTGTGACCTCGGACCATAGCGGTTCGAACCTCGTCAGGCTCCTTAGCGCACTTGCGAGTGAAGTTATGCACTTGGAGGCCATAGCTCGATGCACGACCTGTGGCGGAACCCCCAGCGAAGACAAAAGCGCCACGGACTCGGTGATCCTCGTCGTCTGCCAGGTCTGCCATGCGGCTGAACTTCGCAACTGACGACGCCCATAGGTCGTCCGCGCATTGGATGACCTCGGCAACAGCGGGCGGTATCTCATCGGGATTCTCCATCGCCAGCAGGTTCGCCCGCACGGCCTTGTCGATTGAATATTTATCAGCCACCCACATCAGCTTCTTGGCCTGCTCACCGACCCGCGCCAGCACCCACTCGCGCATCTTGGGCGAGCGCACGCTGGCGATCTCGCCGTCGGTCAGTTCTGCGACGCGCTCCTCGATCTCGACGAGTTCGTCCTGCGCGTAGCGCATCGCAGCCTTGGCAAGAGGTACATCGACCAGCACGCCCCGGTCGTTGATGCGCTCGGAGACATGGTAGTCGGCCAGTTCTTCAGCGGATAGCGGGCGCATGGCCTTGCTGATCTCGCGCATGGCCCGGACATCCTGCTCGCAGTAAGCCACCATCTCGGCCATCAGCGCGGGGTCGTCGCTGAAAGTGCCATCAGCGCGAGGGATTGACAGCAGCCGGATCAGTTGACTGCCGCGATGGTCCTTCTTCATGCTGGCACCAGCGAAGCGCCCGACATCCTCCAGGCCACCAGGCGCGCAGTTAGCGCGGGCCTGTGTTGCGGTGCAGTAGAACTGCTCCAGTTTGAAGTTCTGCTGCAAGACATACCAAAAGATCAGACGTTCAAACGCCGCGTTATGCGCGTAGATCGGGCCTGTGTGTTGTGCGACCTGTACAGGAAACGGCGGTTTTTGTACACGACCATCGGCATCTATATAGACAGGACGCCATGTCTGCACATCGCCATCGTCGAAGGCGTAGGACATACACAGCACCTCGGTACTCATGTCCTGCGCGTAGTTGTAGACGCCTTTGGCGCCGAGATCGACTCGGCTGCGCGTCTCGAAGTCAACCCAGAGAACGCGCAATTCGCTCTCCTATCCAGCGCACCACAGGCACGGCCCAGCTATTGCCCAGAGCCTTGTATCGAGGCCCATCTGGGCACTTGTCTTTGATGTTGGTGTAGTTGTCTGGGAATCCTTGCAGGCGTTCGCACTCGACGGGGGTTAAACGGCGGACTTGCATGGCGATCTGTACCGCGTAGCGATCTGCCTGAGCCCCCAGCGTCGGCGCTTGTTCTTTGTTGATTGCAATAGAACGCGCTTTCTCGCCCATCTTCCAATCAAACGCCACCGCCTGAGGTTGTCCCCGGCTGTCCATGCAATATGCAGAGCCATCCAGCAGATACTCCTTGCCCTGCGGCCCGGCTTCTGGTGCGCGACCGATGCAATGCGGGTGAATGCTGATAGGTTGAGGAACTGCCACGCCATCATGCCTACCACCATCCCCACCGCGCAGCAAAGTTCCGGCTTGGTCAATGCTGGCATTGAGTTCTTCATCCCAACAAATAGGCACCATCACAGTAGGCCCGCTGGCATTGATGCTAGAGCCAGG